AAAAGTAGTGTTAGCCATTGCTTTCTCCTGTCTTGGCTAGTGTCTGCCGCGCCATGCGACAGTCAGGAAAAAAAGAGCGGTAACTTACAAGCTATATCATATCAAGCAAGCACCGCTCTCCATGTACCAGTCACTTACGCTCCTGGCGATCCATACATCCCCAGCGGGTCAGAGACACCGAACGAATAACGCTCACGCGCTTTGTAGCGCACGTTACCAGTATCGAAGTCACCGTCCATCGAGGTCTCCAACGCAGTACGCTCAAAATGACGCATACCATTCGGTACATCAGTAACGATGAACCAAGCATCCGAGTCAGTCAGATAATGATTGACCGAATAGCCTTCAGGTACTGCACCCATTGAACGAACTGCATTGATGTCGTTGTCAGCCGTCGCGGTTCTTTGATCAGACTCAAGAAGGCGCGTAGCTGTAAACATCAAGGCCGGTGGCACCAACAGCCGTCTTGGACGGGCCGCAATAAGAAGTCCGCGCTCATCGGTGACAGCAGCAATCGTTACGATGCCAGCCTCCAGTGAGGTTTCGTTCAAATCAGCCGCCGTTGACGGACGGTTGTCATTTGTACCACCGCTGACGAGCGGATGCCCGCCGCCGCCGGTTACACCATCACCGGACGCGGTGAAGAAGTTAACTCCATCACCTGTCTGATAACTATTGGTGAAACCATTGTTAAGCGGATTGACAGCCTTGACCTGCTTTGTGTACGACATCGCACGAGCGAGTGCTTTGGTGTAGCGAGCAGAAAGAGAGTCATAGAGGTTATCCTCCATAGCTTCTTCCGTGATCGCGAATCCCATCGCAATCGTTTCATGGTTGTACCTAGCGGTGAAGGCTTCCTGTGCAGAATCGTAGGAAATTGCATTTCCCTCGTCCTTAACAGGAGCAGCATCAAAACCACTCAGCTTTACCTCTTCTTCAAAAGAACGCTCAGATGAGTCCGTGTCATAAATCACGGTATGTTCATCAGAGTATTTCTCGTACTCCAGGCCAAAAAGGGCATTTAGCCCCGGCAGGAGTTCTTTCAGCATTTGTGCTCGTGAAATAGCCATGCTAAGCCCTCCTTATATGCCTGTAGTGTTAGTTAACTGATGCCCCGCATTAAAGCGGAAAATACCATCAGTGTAGGTATCACCAACCGAACTTGAAGGGCCGTCATAAAAATCAACGAGCCTTATAGGGAACGTGTTAGTGGTCGCGACTGTAGACGCATCACAGGCGTTCTTGCTTCGACCAATCGTGGTGGAACCCGCTGTCTGAATGACAGAAAAGTTCGCGCCAAGCCCGGTCTGAGCAATAGTGGCGTCACCCTGCATCCTGAACAGAACATCAGGATCAATCAAAACATAACCCGCCGCATCTGACGCTGATGTAGAAGCAGGCCAGGTTTGGTTAAAGGTCATTTGATTGGAATTAGGGTCTGTGTACTTACAGCCCATAAAAATACCTATAGAGGTTAGTGCAGAGGTTCCAGTATCCAATTCAATTGTTCCCGCCGTAACCAGCTTCACAAAATCCCCATAGAAGATTGCGGTGCCATACGCTGAGGCTATCTTGATGTGTACAACTTTTCCCGTAAAGGAGCCGCTGGACGAACAAGTGCCTACAGGTTCCGCACCATTTGGAGTTGCGCTTGTAGCCATTGAATTTCTCCTAATGCTACTTGTTAAGTTTAAAAGGCGTTAGCCTTTCCCAAAGGTAGTGCGCGTATTTTTCTCCGGTCTCAACAAAGGCATACGCGGGTCATTTTCTCGCATGTAATTACTGTCCACGGATTCCATTTGTCTTTGTGCAACCTGCTCAAAGTGCTTTGTGCGTGAGCGCATTTTTTCTTCAGGCGCTTTACACAAAAGTAACCCACCCTGCTCAATATTCCCCTCAAACTGGGAATTGATATCAGAGGGAATCTTCAGCTCGGGGTGGTCTTCCCTTGTCACAGGAACCCATCCTTCTCTGAATTTCCTAGACACGTTGGTGTTATCAGAGTGGCCCAGCGTACTGGTTCTAATCCACCTGAATGTCCAACCGTCTTGCGGGTCGGGAGTTGGTAACACAGAAGATGGAACCCAAGAGTCATCCTCTCGGACAAAATCTTCACGAGTGTCGTGAGACCTATCAGTGCGCTCATCCATTTGCCTTCTCCTTCTCTACTTGTCGGGCATACTGGTCATTTGTTAACCCCAGCCTCTTGGCGAGGGAGACTTGGGAGGACGAAAGCCGCACTTTGCGTGATCTTGCGCCGTTATTCCTTGCAGATGGCGCAACGACCGACGTTGCCGAAGCCCTCCTGGTCGTCGCGGTCGCGGATTGTCCAGTTCCGCCTTTATCCGACCAAGAGTAATTGGGAAACTGATTACGCATTCCCGTATTAATAAAATCATAATATTCGTCTGAGGTCGAGTCCATGTGATGATCTTGTAGCGCCTGCTCGTGCAAACCATACGCCGTTGCGCTCATTAGCTTTTCTTTTGGATCACCAAACCACGGATTCTCCTCGGCCCATGCAGCCTGCTTATCATCAAGCTCCACAGGCTGCTGGACGGCCGCCTGCTGCTGTTGCTGCTGATAAGCAGCTTGCTGCTGTTGCTGCTGATAAGCAGCTTGCTGCTGCTGCTGATAAGCGGCTTGCTGTTGCGCCACCTGATTTGCGTCGGGCAAGCTGCGCTCATATTGCTCAGCTTCATGCAGCTCAGCCTGCGCTCTGACCATATTTTCCTGCGCATCAACCACATTATCGGTGTTGCCTTCTTCATAGGCTTTTCGATAACTTGATTTGGCTTTTTCTACAGCCAGCTTGGCACGCTCCTTAACCTGAGTGATTAACGCGCCCTCTCCTCGCTGGATAAGCGCCTCCATCTCTCGGTTATGACCAAGCTGCTGTTGTGCAAAATTAACCGCCTCATCACGGAGGCGCTCAGCTTCTTCTTTTTGCCGACGCTCCTCATGCTGTGCAAAGCGCAGCTTGTCTATACGCTTTCTAACTTTCTTGCTGTAACCATCGAGCTCTTGATCGTCAATGTCTGCATCATCATCGCTATCAGCAGACTCGCTGGCGCGGGGATAGGCTTGGTCTTCAGGAGGGCGGTCATCCACCACCTCAATATCAAACTCCATTTGGTTTTCGTCTTTATCTTGAGATTCCTGACCAATCTTCGTTTTCACACCAAAAAACTTATCTTCTGCGGACTGTGCGCCGCTCTCAACAACGTTTTCTGATTCGCTCATGCTCTTACGATACCTCTCGGGTCTTCAACCACAGCTTCTACACTGTCATCGTTAATCAACCGAAATTCCTTGTCATGCACCATGAACCGCGTACCTGAATACGCCCGCATAACAATCCAATCGCCCTTTTTACAAAACGGACCTGACGGGAAACGCTCGGTGCTTTTGTAAGCATCCGGCCCCATGTCGATGACAAAACCGATAATCGACCCCACCTCTTCAGCATGGATCGTTGTCTTGGCTTTGATAATACCGCCATCGGTTTTTTCATCTGGCTCAGGTAAGGCAATCAGTATCTTGTAGCCTCTCGGCTTCGGCATCTGACTAGCTTTGCGAGCAGTGGTTTCATCAATCTCCACCGGCTCGGTTTCTACTGCGGCTAATGAACTATTCATGTAAAAGACCTTGCACTGGAAAATGGCGTCCAGAGTCGCCTGCACCGCTTACGCGGAGAATCATGCTTGCTCTAACCTCTGCTGGAGGTCTAACAATTCCCGTTCTGCCATGGCTAATCCTTCAATTACGCCACAAAAACGGGCATATTCACTGTGATCCTTACAAGCGCCCGAACTAAGGTGGTCGCTGGTTTCGTTCATTATGCGCCGAACCTCGATGCGCAAATAAGCCAGCGCATTGTCCGGCACCGCCTCAAGACGTTCAATAATGGCGTCAGTCACCCATCAAGTCCTTTACAATTTGTACGCCCAATTTAGTACCTTCGATTTCAGATTTAGAAGCAATCTTGCGATCTTCCAGTTCTTCAGCGGAATTTTCCGCTGCAATCTTCGCACCAAGTTTTGCACGGTCAGTACGTTCCTGTAAATCCAACTTTGCACGCTCGAGCTCATCTTTACTAGCCGCTTTTTGCATATCCAAATTAATCTTTGCCATCTCGGCTTGCGCCTTAGCTTGCGCCTGTTGTTGTTTGATTTCAAGTTCTTGGCGCTGCATTTGCAGGATTGGATCTTCCGCTTCTTCCTGCTGTTTCTTCATTTCAGCTTCTTTTTGGTCCTTACCAAGCAACTGCGCAGCGGCTGGCGC